GAAGATTTTAAAGTTTTCTACGGATTAGATTTCGTAGTGCCATTTGAAGTAGATATTGAAGTAGGGCATTCCTTTGGTGATGGAGTTGGAGTGAAGTTCTCCCCCAAGGGAAAAGTTAAAAATCTAAATGAATTACATGAATACCTCGAGAGTTAACAAAATAGTAATCCTGACCGACTTACACTTAAGGTCTGACTACATGCCGGGATTTCTAAACAAGCAAGTTGAAACCTTACTGTACCTAGCAAATAGAAAACCGTGCTCACATGTAGTGATTAACGGAGATGTGTTTGAGCGCAGGAATCCAAATGGAGAAGAGCTACTTGCATTCGAGAAGCTTCTAAGCAACATCAAGTGCAAGAACATCATCGTCACCAGGGGAAACCATGACACCTTGAGAAAAGATGGGACTTCTGATACGGTTCTAGACTTGTTTAAATCCCAAGCTAGGATTGTTAAGGATACGGAAACAATTCATATTGGCGGGATAGACTTTGATTTCATCCCACACTACGAAGACGAAGACCGCATCGTAGAGGACCTGATGAAGAACGATAACATCACCTTCGGTCACTTTGGGTTTGATGGATGCATCTCTAATGGTAGCTACGTGTACGACGCACGGGTTAAAAGAAAACATCTTAAGCACAAGCCATACGTATTCCTAGGACATATCCACAAGCCAAAGGTTTATGGCAACGTCGTGATTCTAGGAACCCAGTACTCAAACACCTTTGGAGAGGCTAATACCCAGAAGTTTGTTCATGAGTTAATCATCAGGGACAAAGAAGTGGAACTGATTAGGCAACCCATCAACGTTGGCATTCGGCATATCATATGTACGATTGATGAGCTCGAAGCGTTCTCCAAGAAGTATAGGTTTGATAGCTTCTACACTATCCTAAGGGTAAAGCTGGATAGGTTAGATGAGTACACCGAGAACAAGCTAAAGGAAGAGGTCTTTTCCAAGTACCGTATCAAGAACCTGGAGCTTGTGTTCGAAGATGTCCTACCCAAGTTTGAGTCTGGGTACGTTCCTGAGAACAGAATTTTTAGCCTAGACGATAAAGTTATCTCTGAGTACATCAATGCTCATGAGACTATATTTTCAACGCCCGACATCATGGATGCACTAGAGGAGATTAGACGTGAAACTAAATAACGTAAAGATTGAGAACTTTCTATCAGTAAAGAACGCAGCCGTAGATTTCGAAGCTTGCGGTAACCTAGTGAGGATTATTGGTAAGAACTATGATACTTCGCCTATGAGTTCTAATGGCGCAGGTAAGAGCTTGATTATAGAATCTGTCATGTTCGCCATGTTCGGGAAGACCATTCGCAAAACTAATGACAAGAGCCTACAGAACTACCACACCAAAGGTAAGTGCAAAGTTGTTCTGACTGTGAACGGGGACACTGTAATCTCTAGGACTAAGAAGCCACCAATGCTTTCTGTCACTGTAGCAGGTGAGAATTGCACAAAGGATTCCATAGCTAACACCCAGAAGTATCTGGAGAAAACTCTGAACGTGAACTACAATGTTTTCTTGGCGTCGATTATGTTTGGTCAAGAGAACAACATCAATTTCCTGACCTCTACCCCAGACGAGAAGCGTTCTATTATCCAGAACTTTCTATCTGTAAAGGACTTGTTTGAGAATAGGTCTACCATCAAGACGTTGAAAGCTAAGTACTTGGCGGAGAAGAAGTTAAACTTAACTCTGCATGATGATGGGCAGGAAAAGCTCAACAAGATAAAGACAAAGCTATCCAACCTTAAGAAGGTTCGTAAGAGTGCAAGTCAGATTCTCAACTCGGACAAGGCTAAGTTTGTATTCGCACACACGTTCTCTGAGATTCAGGAAATGGAACGACAGTTCTATGAGAAGGAGATGGAGGTAGAGCGAGCCATGAGTAGCAGGGATGTTCTCAGGTCTCAGATTAAAGAAGCTACAAACACCATTTCAAAGTTTAAGGATACGGAGTGTATGCACTGTGGAAAGGTATCTCTATCCAAGTGGAATAGGATTCTGGAACTTCAAGATGACGTGGCGGAGTTGGTTAAGCAGGAGACTGCAGCCTGTAAAAAGGTAACCCACCTAGGTATGGAGTCTGATGCTATGAAAATCCCAGTAACATCCGCAGACTTTGAGGTTATTGAGAAAGTGAAGGCTGTAGACATTGAGGTTAAGATTCTTACCAAGCAACACAAGTCTGAAATGAATCGGGTTAAGGTTTACGGGAACCTGTCAATCAAGGCTCAGAAGAGGTACGATTTGATGCGGTTCTGGGAGCACGCCTTCTCCGAGGCAGGGCTAATCAAGTACATCATCCGCAACGTTCTAGAGTATTTCAACGAGCGCTGCAACTCATACCTGAGCACCCTGACCAAAGGTAATTTCGTCATAAAGTTTGACGACACTCTGACCGAGACCATCTATAATAGGGACGTGGAAGCGCATTACCATTCGCTGTCCGGAGGTGAGAAGAAGCGCATGTCCCTTGCAGTTCTGCTAGGGCTGAATGACCTTCTTCTTTTAACTGGCAAGGATAGGTCGAACGTAGTATTCTTTGATGAGGTCGCTGAGTCCCTGGACCCAGAGGCAGTGAAGGGCTTAATCGAAGTCATCCATCAAGTTTCAAAACACAAGAAGCTCTTCCTAATCACACACAATGAGTACCTTACTTCTCTCTTAGAAGAGTACTCAGAAACATTAACAGTTTCAAAGAGAAACAATTTAACGACGATATCTAAATAAGAAGCAAATGGCACTTTTACCAAACGGAAAACGAGTGGTTGTACAGCGTAAGAAAGCTGAGACCGAAACAGAATCAGGGTTCATCATACCTGGAGCAGAAGAGAAGAAATTAAACGAGGGGATTATCGTAGCCACCGGACCGGAGTGCTCAGAATATATTAAGAACGGGGAGTATGTCATCTTTGATGCGTTCGCAGCCAAGGAGATTCCCCACGAAGGTATGTTGTTTGCTGTAATTGAGGAGTCTGATATTATCGTGTTCGTACGTGGAGATGAAGCAAGTGCATGAAATCATCCCAGGTTCTTTAGCAGAAGATATTTTCCTAGACAAGTACGCATACCCTGGAGAGACCAAGTGGAAAGACTTGGCTAAGAGAGTTGCCAGGACTGCCTCGGACCCAGAGTTCCCAGAACAGAAGGCACGGTATGAGAAGGAGTTCTTTGGAGCCATTAACAATGGTGACTTCATCCCTGGCGGTAGGATTTGTTTTGGTTCCGGTAGGAGTAAGCAGAATCTACTGAACTGCTATGTTCTAGACCCAGAAGATTCTGTAGAAAGTATCAGTAAGGCTATCTCTGATATGTATAAAATCTCTTGTGGCGGTGGAGGTATTGGTTTTAACTTCTCCAAGATTAGACCTAAGGGAGACGACATTCAAAACATACGACACTGCGCTCCTGGCGCACTTTCTGTAATGCGAATGATTAATGAGATTGGTAACCACGTACGTGCAGGTAAGAACCGTCGCACCGCGTTAATGGCAATCCTAAACGTCACCCACCCAGACTTCCTAGAATTCCTACACGTTAAGCTGGACCGAAAGGAATTAAATAATTTCAACGTCTCTGTGGCAGTAAACAAGCCATTCCTAGAGGCTGTAGAAAATGACGACGAATGGTACTTTACCTTTGGTGGTCGTCACGACAAGTACTACTCCTATGTTGTTACCCGTATCTCTAAGGAAGGGGACGACACGGTAGAGGTTGTTGCAAAGAATGAAGCGGACGCGATTGGACGAGCAAGTTCACAGCAGAAGCATCATGAAGATACTTTCGAAAACGCAGTGAAAAAGGTTGTAAAGGCTAAAGACCTATGGAAGAGAATTGTAGATAATGCAATTGAATCCGGAGAGCCTGGAATTTTTAATATTGATTTTGCTAATGATTTTACTAACGTTTCTTACTTTGAGTACATGCCCGCTACTAACCCATGTGGGGAGGAAGTTCTTCCTGCGTATGGTAATTGCTGCTTGGGGCATGTCAATCTGTCTAACATGGTTGACAATGATGGTGTTATCGACTGGAAGAAATTGGCTAGAACCGTTAAGACGGGTGTTAGGTTCTTGGACAACATCCTTACTGCGAACTACTTTCCGATTCCGGAGTGTGCAGACACGGGCAGCCGTTCCCGAAGAATCGGATTGGGCATCACCGGATTACACTATTTCCTCATCAAGTCGGGTTATAGATATGGGTCGGAAGCGTGTCTAGAGTTTCTAGAGAGACTATTTCAAACTATCAGAAATGAAGCTTACAAAGCATCAATGTACCTTGCTAGAGAACGTGGCAGTTTCCCAGAGTATAACTGGTCCAAACTCAAGAACGAGAAATTTCTTAAGACTATCCCTTCTCGTATCCGTGCAGATATTAAGAAGACTGGCTTGCGTAATGCTGTTCTACTTACTGTTGCGCCTACTGGTACTGTAAGTATGGTGTTGGGAGTTTCCACAGGGCTAGAACCTATCTTCTCCCCCGTGTACAAAAGACGTTGGAAGACAGGAAGTGAAGGGGTATGGAACGAGACCATTGTAGTAGACCCTCTTTACAAGGATTTATACCTTCGTGGTAAAGATGTAACCCATTGCGTCGGTGCATATGAAGTTACACCAGAAGAGCATATAAAGGTACAGGCAGTTGTTCAATCTTGTATTGATTCCGCAGTGTCCAAAACTGTGAACTTGCCAGAGGACTTTGTTCCAACTGAAGCTTTGTACGATGACCTTCTAACGTCCATGCATGATTTGAAGGGTGTTACGTTCTACAGAGCAGGGTCTAGGGGAGACGAGCCGTTGGAGGCTGTAGACCTCGCTACAATCGACCTGGATTCCCTTATCACTGGCGGCAAGATTAAATCTCAAGTTCAGTCAGTAGACACCTGCAAAAATGGGGTCTGCGAACTATAATACAATATGCCAACCTACTCGTTCTACTGTAAGAGTTGCGACATGAATTTTGAAAACGTGTCCACGTACGTTGCGCGTAAGCCTCACATGGTATGCCCTCAGTGCGAGCGTAAGAAATGCCCTTTCACAATGGACACTTCCAAAAGCAAATACAAAGGTGGGGTATTGGTACAAGGAACAGACACGCCAAAGTTCTTCCATACGGGAGAGTCCAGGGCAAAGAGTGAACATCGCTGGATGGAAAATCAGATTGATGCCACAAAGGAAGCTCTCGAGTTTAAAAAGGGCGCAAGGCCATACACGAAATACGAGCTTGATAACGAAGCTTTAGAGCGTGATGGAATAGCCAAGAAAGTAACTGGAGAGGAAGCCAAAGAGCGTAAGAAGACTACGCACGAAAGAAACTTGAAGGCTGCTGATATTGCCGACAAGCAAATGACACAGTTAGACAAAGACCATGTAAGTGGTCAACAAGGAACCAAGGAATGAAAGATTTTTACATTTTAAATAAGTCGGATAACCCTACCCCAAAATACGAAACTCAAGGCAGTGCAGGTTTTGACATTAGGGCAAACGACAATTACTTCATAGAGCCTGGAGAGACAATTTTAATTGGCACAGGACTACACTTTATTGTACCAGAGAACCATGAAGCACAGATTAGGATTCGTTCTAGTATAGCTCTTGAGGGTCTTTGCATAACCAACTCCCCAGGAACTATAGATTGTGATTACAGGGGAGAGGTCAAAGTTATTATGCATAACCTTTCCAAATGTACTATTGTAGTCGAAGGAGGTATGAGAATCGCACAAGTGGTTCTTAACAAGCTTCCACATCCAAACCTAAGGAATATTCGTGATATTTCCGAGGGGGGATACAGGTTACTAACTACTGACCGTGGTGCTGGTGGATTCGGCTCAACTGGAAAAAACTAATGTCATACCAGTTTCAAGACTCCATTCAACGGGGCATTCTATACTTATCTATGGCGGAGGAGGATTTCTTAGTTCAAATCCTACCTATGGTCAAGGCAGAGTATTTTGAATTCCCTACCCATCAGAAGTTCTTTGGCATTGTTAAAGACCACTATCTGCAGTACCATACTCTCCCATCCAATGACCAAGTTCTAGAGGAGGCGAAGGTACTAAAAAGTCCTAGTGAACTTCTCTCTGATTACAGGTCAGAGCTTGATGAGATTAACAACGTAGATGTAAAATCAATTACCAATGAAGAGTACTATCTCAATTTGGTAGAAGAGTTTGCAAAGGAGCAAGCACTTAAAGACGCTCTCCTAAACTCTCTCGAGTTGCTGAAAGCTAAGAAGTATGCAGACATCGAAGGAGAGTTCCGTGCTGCCCTATCCATCAGTCGTGATGTAGACCTTGGAATAGATTACTTCGCAGACATTGAGAGTCGTTGGGACCGGCTAAACAACTCAAAACTAAACACCCAGTTTAGAACTCCCTTCGGGTCTATCAACGAACAGCTTGAAGGTGGCTTATGCACTAGAGAGTTGGCTATGGTTGTAGCCCCTCCAGGCGTAGGTAAATCATTGTTCCTTGCCAACCAAGCAGTTAGGTCTGTTCTAGATGGTAAGAACGTGTTGTACATTTCATTAGAGATGTCCGAGGACAGAGTCGCACAGAGATTCGATAGTATTTTCACTCGCATCCGTCAGAAGGAACTGAGTAAAAAGGTTGGAACTTTGAGAGAACGTCTGGACGAAATCAACGAGTCAGTAGATTGCCGTGGCGCTCTGCGAATCAAGCAGTTCCCTACCAAGCGGCTGAATATTGCTGGACTTCGTGCCTTCCTAAATCAGGAACGCAACTATAATAACTTTGAGCCTGACGTTCTAATCATAGATTATCTCGAGCTTATGACCACTGACTCAACTCTAGCAGAGTACCAAGCGCAAGAGCGCACGGCTCAAGAGTTGCGGGGTCTAGCAGTAGAGAATAACATCTTGATATGGACGGCTACTCAGACGAACAGGGAAGGTAGAAAAGTAAACATCATCACTGACGCAGAACTGGCAGATTCCTACGGGAAGATTAGAGTTTGTGACCTAGTGTTCTCAATCAATCAGACGGAAGAAGAGTTTGATGACGGGAAGGCAAGGTTGTATGTGATGAAATCTAGGAACGGCAGAGCTCGTTTCATTGTGAACGTAAAGATAAACTATTCAACCCTGGTAATATCACAGTAGCATGGTAGCAAAGAACAAACGACGTACCCATCCCGACACCCTATACGTAGGGTTTAAGGTGTTCAACATAGTACAGGAGAGCCTTACGAAGGAAGACCTTTATGGTTGCGTCGAGTTTGAGAAGAATAAAATAACCGTTGACCCAAACCAAAGTGACGTAGATTACCGTGGAACTCTTCTCCACGAAATCCTACATGTCGGGTTCTATTTGTTTGGTTTGGGCGACGATGACGAAATGCCATCATTCGGGAACGAGTATCTCACTACGATTACATCGAACATGATGCAGATGCTTGTTGGCATGAATCCCGAACTGTTTAAATTTATCTTTGATGAGGGAGAGAAACTAACATGAATGAATTATCAGCAAAAGACGTATATAAATCCTTGGAAACCTCATACATGGAGATTACCAAGCAGTACATTTTTCTGAACGAGGGTAACCTACAAGAGAGAATGATGCACCATCCCTCTATCTTCGCCTTCTTTGGCGCGGTCTTAGCACTAGCGAAATACGAAGAGGAGCGAGCAGAGGTAGAGTTTGAGAAGAGAGAAGCAGAAATTAGAGAGGCTCGTAGGGAGGAGATTGTATCCTCTGGCAAACGAGCAACCGACAGGGCTTTGGACGCATATCTAAAGACTGTCCCAGAACTACGTACCCTTGTGAAGATAGCGAGCAGAAAGACTTACCTATTTAATTTAGCTAAGAATATTATGTCCGCTTTAGCCTCACAAAAGGATATGATAGTACAACTAAGTGCTAACCGCAGAGCGGAAGCAAAACTAATCGAACAAAATTAACAACACAACTATGGTAAACCTAGACGAACTTCGTAAAAAATACGAGCAAGTTTCCAAGCAGAACAGCAACAGCGGCGGGGATTTCCTCGACAAGTTCTTTATGCTTGAGAAGGGCAAATCGACTGTACGAATCCTTCCCCCACAGGAAGGCGAACAATTCTACGCCGAGACTGCTATCCACCGCCTCAATGATAAGAACTATCATTGTCCACGGGTATCCGGAGGCAAGTGTCCTGTATGTGATACTTACTACGACCTTTGGAAGCGCATCAACCAACTGGGCAAGACGACCCCAGAAGGTAAAGAACTCATTGCAGTTACCAAGGCTATCAAAGCCCGTAAACGCTACTACATGAACGT